ATTTTTAAATACAGTGGATCTGTCTTAGCTAAAGCATTTTGAAACTCGCTACGCACCATAGTGCGCAGAGCGTGTAATACTGGGGCGTTAATAGCAGCCATTATTTTTGCTCCTGATCAGCGGCGATAGCTTTAGCAAAGTCAGCGTGCGACATGCCCCAAGAATCAGCCATTTTGATTTGGTCGGCAGTCAGTGCCGCGAGTTTGGTTTCCTTGTCCTTGATAGGGTCGGGAACTGTGGTGGTTTGCTTGGCCGTTAATGCGGCAATAGCCACACGCTCACCCAGGTTGGCTGTAAGCGCCGCCATGGATTGCTGGCCTAACTTGGTTAGGTAATCACGTTCACACTCAAAGGCTTTGCCTTCATCTATCGCCGCCTTCACGGTTTGCTCAACAGTAAGCACGCCGTTTTCAGCAGTTAGCGCAACCAGTTGCGCGCGCAGTGCAGCGACAGTGGCCGCTGGAACGTACTGGCTTAGATCAACCGAGGGAGATGTAGCACTCAGCGCGGTAAGCTGTTGCTTTAAGCTATCAACGCTATTTGCTGCCGTGGTTAGCGTATTAAGTGCAGATAGCGCCGCGACCTCTTGCTCAGCGGTTAAAGCTGTCACATCATCGGGAATTTCAACGCCCAAGGCAGCTAAGATTTTTTTAAGTAATGAGTTCACATGGAGTTCCTCCGGTTGGCTGGATTGGCTAGGTGTGTTTACAGAAAGTTCGTTTGCAGTGAGGGTGACCAGTGCAGCCAACGATGCGAGTGGCAGCATGCCATCGACACCTGGGCGATTAGTTAACGCGGCTGAGTGGATAAATTGCGGGCGGCCAGTGCTGGTGTCATAACCGAACACTAGGCTGAAGTACTTGTATTCTTTGGCGGTGAGGTAAGCGATGGCGTTATCGGTAAAGCGCGGCTTAATGAACAAGCCCTGCCCTTGTCGATATTGCACGTCATCGATGTTGAACCAACCCGCAGCGGGTGCAGGCTGGCCATTCTTCTCTTTGTTGAGGGTTTGGTGTTCATAGTCAATAACCAGATCACCAGCTTTATGGGGGGTATTTGCTTGCAGGGCCGCGAACGCAACGCTATCCATCAACCACTTGCCACCAGCCACATCATCAGGGCGACCATCTACGGCAGCAAAGTGACCATCAGGCAGCGCCTGAATGTAGCCATCTTCACCAACCACAAAGGTTGCTTCTGAATTGACGTTTAACTGGCAGCTTAAGGCGGCAAAACCCAAAGCTGTGGTGGTTGCAGACATAAAAAAGGCACTCTCAATAACATTGGAGTGCCTATGATGATCTCGCTTTAATCACTTGCGGATTGGAAAGGTTTCGGGATTACATTCTTAGGTTTATTGCTTATCAGCTGGCGTAACTTCGATACCTAAGGAATCCAGCTTAGTCTTGTGCAACAATGTATAGCGCTGCTTTAATGCAGCTTTGTATTCATCATCAAGCATTGGATCTTTAAGCTGCTTTTTTATTTCACGCTTTTGTGATCTCAAAGTTGCCCAAGTTCTAACTTGATCTTCAGTAGGTAATTTTAAAGCCATAATGGCTAGCATTGTGACGTGTGAGCCTAATGCGCCAACAGCAGGAACCAGAGCATCAATAACATCCGGAAAGTAAGGCCAACCAGCAGTTGGCTTAAAATAATTAATAAGATTTACCCATAGAGCCACAAAGAAAACAAAATCAAATTTACTCACTTTACTCATCGGGTCGTGGTCCCTTTGGTTTGCTGAATCAATTTGATCTCTTGAATTAGCTGCTCAATATCGTCGTCAATCTCGACAATTTTCGAAACTTTCTGGCCGTTCGCGTCAACATAAGTCAGCTTCAGGCGATTGACATCACCATGCATTAAATCAAACAGCACTCGCACCACGACTCTTCCGAGTCGATATGCAAGTACTACAGCTCCAAATGTAATAACCCAACCTAATGCGCTCATAATCCTACACTATTCGGCCATCGGCCTTTCTGTGGCGATTGACTTTTGTAATAACGAAACGTGGGCGACCTTTCTTACCATTAGAAGTAATTTCAGTCTTTTTCATCTCGACTACAAACAAGTCATCGGAAGATATCTCTAAAGGTTTACCATCTTTACCGTTTGCGATTTTTTCTAAAAAGAACTCATCCGTCATTTGAGTTGGGTATCTGGCTGTACCATAAGCAATCTCCCATCCCTTCGCACCTAAGAAATTAACCTTAGTAAATCTAACATCGGCAACAATGGTCTCTACTTCAGTTTCTTGATGCATCACTGAAGGAGGTGCTTTATACACTTCTGCTTCATCTTTATCCACCTCTAAAGAAATTCCCCCCTCTGAGGTAATCTTAAGATTACTCGCATCCTCGTCCTGTAATGATGAATAAAGCAACTTATCTAATCCAGATCTAATTTTCGGATTTTTAACCAACTTGGCGACAGTTTCAGAACAAGTAACCTCCTGACCATCTACTCTGATTGTAGCTTGTTTACCATGTTCACCTTTACTAATCTCAATCTCAGTCATAGCTCTACTTTTTAACTGCTCGACTACTTCCAACACTGTACCTAAAGCAAAACCTCCTGCGACGAAGCCCAAAGTTCTGAATACGTCAATACCACCTGACTGAACAAAATCGATCACAGTCTCGAATGATCCTGGTTGCTCAGCAATTACCTTAATATCGTATTCAGAATTTTCACCATTCAAGATTTTATCAGTCTGTTCTACTACTTCCTGCAATCCCTGCAGAGAAGTAATATACGTAGCTAGTGGCATTTGATGATTTGTATTGTCTTTCTTACCAAAAGATAAAATGATCTGGTGAGTTGTTTTATTTTCCATGTCCAAGACTTTGTTCTGTAAAATGTAGGTTGCAATTCTAATGCTCACTTAACAAGTAACGCAACCTTCTTTAATCCCTGCTTAAATCCTTCTTAAGTGGTTTAAGTGGCTTTTACGGTATGATGGGCACTATCACTCACATTGGAGTGCTTAGGCTAATTGGAAAAATAAGATTAGTTAGATGCCGTTTATGTAGCACGCTTTTCTTTCAACAGTATACTTCTATTCAAGTGCCTTTCATCCCGCACTTTATCAACCTTGGAAACTATTTTTATCAAACCAGTGATAGGATCATAATACTCATCACTAATTTTTCTCATGGGCAAATTAGCCACTTTCCTCAATCTCATAGACATCTTATTTACCGAAAGAGCCAGCTTAGCAAACTCATACTGCCTCGTTTCAAAGTACTCTTCGAAATAAGGAGGACTAGCTGCGTATTCAGACGCACTTGCGATTAACTCCTGCGCACTACGTATACACTCAGGTAACCACAAAATATCCCTCATAAGGTCCTGTGGTAGACTGCGCCAATCTACATCCTTGGTTGGCAACTCAAACTTGGGATAAGGGATTGTGGAAATATAGTAACCTTCTTGATCAGGTGTCCCATTATCACCACATAAGAAAACTGCTTCATCAAAAAATCTATCAAGCTGCATCGTTACCACAACGGCAAGATAATACTGTTCTTGTTTTCGCTGGTTTCGTTTCCCCCATGCGCCATAGACAAGATTCAGCACAAAACCAACAACCACACCTAGTAATCCGATAAATTCCTTTTCCATGAGGACGATCCATATAAGTGATTTGAGTTCGAGCATAACCCAGTTTAAAACCCGTTTAAATCCTTGTTAAAGCGTTTAAGCGGTTTTGCGATAACTGTTGTACCAAATTGAGAACCAAGCCGCTTAAAATGCGTTTGAGAGCTTTACTCTTCGGAGCTTGTCACCATAGAATACTGTCATTACTTTTAAACCATGGACGGCACATGACCACCCCTTCTACATCGCCTCAAGCAGAACAGCAGACTCAAACCCACGAATCCGAGACATCATTTTGGTGGCTTATCATTTTGCTGGCCATTGTTGCTGTCAGTTTACTTGGTTTGTACTTCATGAATTTCAACGGCGGCTGGGGTAATCAAGGCGACTTTGGTACCTTTGGTGACTTTCTAGGTGGTGTGCTCAACCCTATTTTAGGCTTTGCAACTGTAGGGTTACTTATCTGGTCGCTTAAACTTCAGATGAATGAGCTGGCTTTGTCGAGACAGGAACTTGCCCTCACCCGCCAGGAACTAGCAGAAACCAAAAAAGAGACGGCTATGAGCCGTCAGGCTATGGAGCAACAGGTAACACACTTAAAACAAGAAGCCGAACTCAGTGAACTTACCCGGTTACTTGCAAAAACAACCGAAAGCTACCAAATAACATTGAGTGCTAGATTTACCATAGAAGAACTACAATATACTAAGGAAGGAGAGAAACGCTCACACCATAACTTCGAGATGGATTTCCGAAATTTACTAACTAAATTTTATCCTTCATTCTCATCTTCAGACCAAAATTCAATGTCAGGACAATTATTGAGTGATAAAGAAGTGCTACAAAATCTAAACAGTATTAGATTTTTTACAATACTAATTTCCGATCTTTCTTTAAAGTATTTATCTATAAAAAAGAGCACTGAATTTGCAAGAGTATATCTATCTGAAGCTTATGATTTCCTTCACACTATTAATCAAATTCACCCTAATGAGATCACTCTTGACAGAGCAGGTAAGATTAGCCATATCCTAATTAACTCAGTGGAAATAATGCCGAATAACCTGACTGAATAATTGTGCATTCATACCAAATATTCACCCAAAATCCCTAAAATAGATTGCTCATCCCCACGACTGACACCAAGGTATGGCCGTGCAGGAATGCCTGCAGGGCCTGCGGGCATATCGTCGGTGCCACCGAATTGGTGAATGGCAGCATAGATTTTGTTGCTGCCAATCGTTGCCCAAAAGTCGCCACTGTCGGCAGTCACGCTGGCAGCTAGCCCGCCAGCACTGGCCTGCAGTATCTTACCGCCCTGGCGTTTAGGGTTAGCCTTAAGGTAAGCATCACTTAAGGATGCCCAAGCTTGACCTGTCGTGGGATCGGCTTCTGCTGCAAACGCTGATTCGGTGGCAGACTCTAGAACGGCGGCGATATCGTTCATTGGCTCACTTAAGTCGTCGAGCTTATCCAGCAAGCTATCAAGCACCTGCAATACGGTGCCACTGGTAAACTGAATATCCACTTTACTCATAGTGCATACCTACCCTTTTAACTGGCCTTCAAGCACTTGGTATTGGGCTTGCTGTAATTCTGCTAGCGATAACTTAAACCCTTCCACTTGCCCTTCATTAGGTGTGCGCTGTAATGACCAATGGCTCGCGATAAGTAATTTGCTAGCTCGTTCATCATCCGCTTGCCATTCCGTCGAATAGACATAAAGCAAGGTTTGATTATCGCTATCCCATAGAACGGCCTCGGGCTTAGCCAGCATCAGCGGTAATTGTTGTAACTTGTTAGGCGTCACCGAGGCTTGCGCTGTGCTGAGTTGCCGCTCAGTTATAGCCAGCAATGCGCTAGGCTCGCGGCCTAAACGCGCCGTTACCGAAGCTTGAATTGATGGCGTCATAAAACCTAAAGCCTGTACGCCTAAGCCTGGTCTTCGTTTCTGCCCTGGATTGGCGGCAAGGACTTCATCGGTCCATTGGGCAAACTGGGCGTGGCGCAGTGGGCTATTATTGAGTGCCTGAATAAACTGCGCGCGGGTATCGAGGGATTGAATAGTGCCCAGCTTTTTAGCGACGGCCACGTCGGTACCAAAGGCGGCTTCGCCTGGACTATAGGCCCAGCCTAAATCGGGGCTCATGCTGCTGCCATCGGGCAGATCGATACGCGCATGGGGCACGGTTAACACTTCACCCGTTCCGCGCGCGACTGTCTCAGTGTCAAAGCGCTGGATATAACCTTCGCCATTTTCCACAGTGATCCCCATCGCCTTCACTTGCGCCTCGGTGAGCGCCCGAACGCGGCAACGACAGCCCCAGCCATTGGGAGGATAAATGATGTCCCATATTGGATCGTCAAAGCGGAACACTTTACCCCTAAGCCGCGCATGGGCTGGCCGTGTTTGGCCGTCATCTATCGCCACATACTGCCAATAGGGATGGGTTTTGGTGCGCGATAACATGCGCCGATAGCGCCCAGCCATGTAAGCGGTTTGCAGGTTTTGACGATAGATAGTGTTTAAGCGGTAGGGACTCCCCAGCTGTACCTCGCGGCCATCGACTTCCTTTTTACCCCACCATCCGAGCTTTTCGAGTTGAGGCTTAAGGTTTGCCTGAAACTGCTTAGCGGTTAACCCTTGGCTTAGGGCTGCATCCACTTGATTACGGATCGCCGTGAGCACATCCATCTGTGCCGCCTTGGCCACAGTAAACGCACGGGCGTGGGCGCGGGTCCACACGTCTTGCCAATCGTCACTTATAGCAAAGCCTTTGGCACGGAAATAGGCCACCGCATCGGCGGGGGCTTGGTTAATGGCAATGCTTAAATCAACGGTTTTAGGCACTCTTGGTTTAGGCATTGGCCATGCCCCACAGTTCGGCCACAAACATTAACCGCGCTAAGGTTTCGGTAAGCTGCTCGGTATCCATGGCGGGATAGTCCTTTTCCAGTTGCGCCCGCAGCTGCTCCGGCTCGCTCTGCAGTTGTGCCAGTAATGGCTCTACCATCACCATATAGGTTTCGCTCATTTGCCCTTGAGTGAGCGCGTCCAAAGCTTTATCTAAGGCGGTTTGGCTCGGTTCACTCAACGGGGCATCTGACTGCTTAGCCGCCCCCTCTGTCGCAGAGAGTGCGGCCAAGGCCGTCTGCTGATTGTCATTACCGCCTGCAGCGCTGGCATTGGGGTCTTCTTGCTGGATCACCAGCACGGCTTCGCCATTAGCGGGCTTAGGGATACGGGTCTTTTCATGCAGCCAGTTTTGTGGGATCTGCATGCCCATGCTGACAAACGCACGCAGCGGGTAAGCCAAGGCACGTAAATCTTCGGCCTCCGTGGTATCAAATACTAAACGAGGATGACGACGATGGCTTTGATAACTCTTGCAGTTGAGCGCATATAAGGGGGCCACTAAGTCGCGGGTTAAGGTTTCGGCAATCAGGCTAAGGTCTGCATCACGCAGCTCTTGGCGTACTTCGTTATGCACGTTACCGAGCGCATTAGTTGAACTTTTACCGTCGGCTTGGCTGGTCAAGGTGCCGCCTAAAATCACCTTGCTCATGGTCTTTTCAGCCCAGCTAATCATCAAATCAAAGGGATCAGCTTGACCTGTGGCTGCACTCTCAAAATCCATCACCATGCCCTTGGGCATAATGCCACCCGCGTTATGGCCAATGCTCATCACTGCATTTAACAGGGCGCGCTTTTCCTCATCGTTGGCACCCGCAGGATACTGACCAATACGCAGCGGCAAACCGTAGATCTCTAGGAACTCGGCTAAGTCGCGCACACTGTAGTTTTTAAAAATGAACGGCCAGATTAACTGACGCACTAAACCACTGCGGCTGACATAGCCCGACTTGGCTGGGTGAATATGTTTGATCCAACCAAAGGGCCACAGGTCAGCGCCATTAACCGTGGCATCACGCAGGCGCAGTTCGTTGCGCCGCTCAGGGTGAGTCATAAACCAAGACGGATCGCGATACTCTGGCACTTCAATAAACCATTCGCCTAGCTCTCGCGCCCAGGCCAACTCGTGCATGCTAAAGCCCTTGAGAATGGCATCACTCATTGACTTAATGAGCGTCTTTATCCAGTTACCTTCTTCGAGCATTTCTTGCAGATACTCAGTGTCAGCCTTTTCCTGTGGCGTCGGGTTACGGGGTGGAATTAAATAGTAATCCACGCCGATCAGTGCCCGTTTGCGTTTGTCTAACTCGGCATATAGGTGGCCGTCTTTCTCTTCGATATCTTCGGCCAGTTCACATTGAGCAATGAGATCGCCTTGCTCGGCGGCCTGCAAAATATTGGCTGCACTGGCGGGCGTTAAGCCACTACTCGGGTGCTGGCTAAAGGTACGTTGCAAGCCAATTAAACGCACATCGTCGGTCTGCAGTACTTTGGCTTCACGCTGCTTAAACGGCCGACCACTGGCGTCCAAAATACGTGATTCAGTTGTTTTTTCTTGCATTACCAGCAACCTCGCTGCGTTTGATGATCATCATCCTCATGGGCACTTGCTGCGGCATTCGGATTACGGTGATCACTCCTAGGAATGGGGGTGAACTCTATGGGGGCACCGTCTAAGGTGGAGGCGTATACCATCAAGAACAGGCTGATTGCGGCATCACCGTGGCGTTCTTTTTCTTGACCTGTTCGCACATCGCCAAGGCATGGTGTACCTCGACGGTTAATGCTCAAGGCCCGCAGATCAGTACTGGTGTCATCGTCCCTTGGAATAGTGATAAGCCCATCTTCAAAGTGACTTTTAAAACGTGGCATTTGCTCGCGGTAAAAGGACTCAGATAGCATCACACAGGCGATCACTTCACTGCCGTATTTATCCTGGGCGTATTCCGCTAACGCTTGGCCATTCCCGCGCGCATCCATCGCGCCGCCCCTCAGCCGTGGTAAGCGGTCCACAATGTAAAACAGGATCTGCTCTTGCTGGCGAAAGGGAATGTTTTTAAGCTCGACCTGTAACTTGGTTTTGATGTGAAGATCTTGAGCGATTTCCCCCACGTCAATCACAGTTAAGTCACCACTACGGGCAAAGTCTTCACCAAAGCAATGGGGGCGTGCAGGGTCTAAGCTATCGAGAACCGGCTTGAGTTCATCCTCACACCACTTAAGGATCTCCGCCGCCCGTAAACCCTCTGGCCATTGTCCAAAAGCGTCGTCTTTTTTAAGGCGAACAACGGGGCCGCTATCTGTCACGCTGGCCATGCGGGCTTCGATTAACGCGCGGTTAAGATAGGCACCACCGCCAGACTTTGGCACGCAGAAATATTCCTCTAACGCATCCTCTTCGGTGGCCGTGGCTTTGAGTAATTTCGCTTTCCAGTCATCCTCGGCCGCTTGGCTCCATTCGATGCCGCGCACTTGGCAAATACGCTTATACAGCCCCTCATTACAGGCATCATCTAAGGTGACACGGTGAATGGAGTAATCTTTTTTACCCGCACGGGAATCGTTAATCAGCTCATTGAACTGGTTATCAATGCCATTATGGGTGGAGATCAAGCGTACCTTCGCGCCCCACATGGTCAGCGCCAATGCCGCTTTTAACACTTCGGCCAAGCGTTCGTGGAACGCCGCTTCGTCTATGGTCACATTGCCTTGCATACCACGCAGGTTTGAGGGATTACTCGATAGCGCCTGCACCTTAAAACCTGAGGCAAAGTAAATGGCAAAGGTCAGGATTTCTTTACCGTCTTGGCCTTCATCAACAAACACTTCTTCTTGGATTTCGCCTGCGGCTTTATCAAATACCTTAGCCCACATGGCCGCAGCGTCGATAAATTCCCGCGCCATCTCCTTGTTACTGCCCACATAAAAATGGTTAGTCCCGCCTTGGCCACGGGCAGCGCCTGCAGTTAAAGAAGCATCGGCAGCTTCGGCCCAAGTGAGTCCAGTTCGGCGCGACTTTTCGGCAATTTTCAGCGGTGACTCGTCGGCTATCCAGCGTTTCTGATAACCGAGCAGCACCTCTTTAGGATCAAAGCGACTTAGGCAACTTGCCTCATACGTGGGATCAAAGCTGCTTGCCGTTGGCGTGATGGCTAGCGCTACCGCAGTCGCGGCCGCTAACACCTTTTTTTTAATGGTCATCAGGCAATCCCCAGTATTTCACGCTTAAGCAAGGCAACGGCATCACTGGTTAAGCCAGCGGTTTTCGCAACCTTCTCGGCGGCATTAGCCGCTTCGGCCGCGAACGCGGTGCGGATCTCTTTCTCACGTTTATGGCTGGCCATGGCGGCAGACTCCAAACGTTGCACCGCTAACATGGCATCTTTAATCATGCCCACGTCGGCACCTTCGCCCGTTTCATCTTGGTTTAATAGGGCTTTAAACAGCTGCGAACGCGCCATTTCGAGGATGAGTTTGGTCACTTCACCCGTCGGTTTATCGCCTAGCTCTGCCGTCCACACTTGGGTGATCTCACGCATTTCACGCAGGGATTTACCCACGGCCTCCATCTTGGTGGCATAGCGGTTAATACCTGCGCGGGAAAGCTGCTGTTCTTCTGGTAGCCCTGCGGCTTTAATCAGCGCATTGATTTCATCGAGCAAATCAATCTGCTGAATCGAGCCATTACGCAGCCCCGCATCGAGCTTCTTGCGGATAGGATCAGGCAGTAAATCCACCTTAGAGCGTCGGCCTCGGGTTTCACTCGCCATGGCTACTCTCCCGCCCGCGGGCGTTTAACCCCTGGCACAATCGCGCGGCCTGTCGCCACATCTTGGCCACGACCTGTTAGCGTAGCCGTGGTCACTTTGCCAACCAGTTCGGTTTTAATCAGCCCTTGCTCGTTAAGCCAAGCGAGCTGCACCAGCAAGGCATCGCGGCTAATGTCGAGGCCGTAGGCATTTAAGCCATCTTGTAAGATGGACTCATTGAGTGCGAAGGCTCCCGCCTCGATCAGTAATCGAAGCACCACAAGGCGTTGGTGCTCATTGATAATTTGCTGCATCGCCATTATTGGTGGCCTCCTTTAAGTTCGTTTTCGAGAAGCATGTCGGTCTTGGTTTCTAAGCGCCTAATGCCTTGTTCCATTGCGCCAAAGCGCTCACCTAAACCTGTGAGGGTTTTATCGAGCGCATGCAGTTCGTCACGGGTCGGCATGTACTCCAATTGCATTTCAGTTTCGCTAAGGCGCTTGTCGATTTCAGCCACCTTTTGGATCACCTTTTCATGCTCAATCCGTGGGGTAAATCGCGTGCTAAACCACGCCATCAGCAGTGCACAGAAAACGCTAATGACGCTGCCAATGAAACCCCAATATTTACCGAAATATTCAAATAGCGATTCGATCATAAACGCTTCCCATAGCGCATCTTCTGGCGCTTATCTTCATCCTGTTGGCAACTGATACAGCGCAACTCGTTAAGCCGCTGTGGCTCATTTGGCTCTAAGCAATCAATACAGATACCATTGCCAGTGCTGTGTTGTTTGTGCCTGGCGGCATCCCTTACTGCATCAACGCAGGCAGCTCGCTCGCGGGTTTCCATATTGCTAGTCCAATCGGTTTCGTCCATGCCTATCCCTTATTTTTGGCTTATTTTGTTTGGTCTGTTTGATGGCGTTGCCGCCAATCATGCAGGGCTTGCCAGTCGAGGTTGCATTGCCCAAGGTCAGTGAGTAGCGAGAGCATTAGCCCCGCTGACTTTGGGTTGGATAGGCACTGTTCCTTCTGGGTTTGCAGGCACTGCAATACCTGTAGTGGAACCTGAGTGACGTTGCACTCGCGCATCAGTACTTCGGGCGGCAACACATATTGGGTCTTGTAAATAGGCACGTAACGCACAGCGGGCGGCGTTGTCGAACACGCGCACAACATCGTTAGGCACACTAGCCACACGCCATGTTTGTGTTTGTTCATCCTGGGCGTCCTCAAGTAACTGGGTGAGTTGATGGTTAAGATCTTGATTGCGGTTGGCTAACGCGGCCTTTTGCAGCTCAACGGTTTGCACCTGTAGGGCGAGGGTTTCGCCTTCGTCTTTTAGGGCAATGCGTTCAACGTTGGCGTCTTGTAGCCATACCGCTAGCGTGTCTGCACTCTGTTTTAGGGCGGCATTGTCAGTTAACGCTTGGGTGAGCTGGCTCTTAGTGCTCTGCTGTTGGTGGTACATCAGCCCAATGGTGACTAATGCCAGTGACAAAAATAGCCACTGCACAGTGCTAATGATTTGTGAGGGATTCATTGCGCGCCCCCCTTTGATTGCGAGAGGCCCAGTTCGCTTAAGCAAATGGTCTGCTCTTCGGCGCGGCGTTTAATCAGCCCATTTAGGCGCACCTTGGCACCTAGGCGGGTGCCATAGGTCCAACCATTGCAGATGCGCTCACCCGTTTGAGGATTGGTGGAACAGGCCTGCGTTAGCTCCTTGCAGGCGCCCACACGATCCCCTACAAGCAGCTTTTTACGCAGGGTTGAGCTGGCAAAATTGCCATAGCCCGCCCAATGCATAAACGACAGATAGGCCGCATGCTCGCCATCAGTAAGTGCTACAGGGGCCGTGAGTTGCAGCAACTGCTTATCAGCGCGAGCGATATCCTTGGCAAAAATCTCCATGCATTGCTGTTCGGTGAAGATTTGATCAAGCTTTAAGTCTTTGCTCGTATGGCCACGGCAGGCGGTCAGTACACCCACCGCATCGACATAGACGCTCAGGCTATTGCCTTCCCATTTATCGGTAAGCTGTGCGCCAGTGATAGCCGCCGAACTTAAGCCAGCGGCCAGTAAAATCGCCTTGAGTTTACTGTTCATTAGGCACCGCCATAGCTTGTGCCTTGCGTTGCTCGCGGGCTTTTAAAATATGGAGGTGAGTGACGGCATGCCAGCCTTGTTCAAAGTAGCTTTGACGGGTGAGACTGTGGCTGTACAAGGGTACGGTGGCGGGCACAACGCCTGCTAACTCCGCCTTGATGCGGGCATTAAAACCGTCCTTAGCGCACTGGCGATAGACTCGGTTTTGTATCCTACTGATGTGAAAGCCAGAGGGGCGAGCATTCGCAATCGGCATACTGTTAACGCCGCTGCGATAGTTGTTGTGGGTGACAAAGGCCATAAAAAAACCGAGACAGTGAACATGGGTTCATTGTCTCGGCTTAAGGGTTTGGAGCGGATTGGAAAGGTTTCGGGATTAGTTGTGACTGAACTTATTCATAGGTGTATAATCTAAACAGATCATCTGCCAATGGTAGTAAAATTAGCTCCAAAAGAGGATTTCCGTTACTAAATTGCAGATCTGGCTCCAAATTTCGGACATCAATATCTAAATCAAAAGGGCCATCGGTGCTAATTGCTAAATAAATTCTTCCGCTTGGGCCAATAAAAATTCTCTTAAGATTTTTTCCACATTCACCATTCGGGTAAACCTCATAAAAGTTAACTTCACCATACATTTTCCCATTGAAAATATAGGGTCTTATGTGAGTTGAAAAATCATAACTAGCGATAGAAAAAAGTGCAGACGGGTCGTTAGGACTATCAAATACTTGATTAAGGTTTTTCTCCACAAAGTATGTTTTTAGTGTCCCTTGAAACTCTTCGTATTGCTTTAATATTTCTTTAAAATCAAGCGTAAACTCTTTAATTTTATATGCAGTTGCCATAGTAAAACTCCCTTTATTCCTACTATTACAGTAGTTAGTTATTAAAGCTGTATACTTTGAATCTTGATATCGTTCACTAGATTACCATTGTTGATCTCAAGTTTTTGGGATATCAATCCATCTTTAGGGATTACCCGTAGCCATAGATATTCCTCAGTTGTTTGTCCAACTTGTCGCTTACCCTCTACCACTAGAACTAAGCTATCTAACCGTGAGCGGTTAAGCGCAAACTCTCCATCCTTATTGGTTTGAATTGTTTCAATTAGTGGTATTTGGATCTCTTTGATTAGGGTTATGGTCTCGCACGAGACGATCCGTTCGTAGTTAGCTTTGGCGTTTTCTCGGTTTGGGCCGCCGCTCAGGTACGCCAATTCAACCTCAGATTTATCAGGTAAGCCCATGCATTGTTGATTGGCAAAATGTTGCTTTTTATAGAGCGCTTCTCGAAATTCTTTAAGCTGGTAAACCTTGATTTGAGTAATAGGCATGGGCACTACATTGGCGGAGTTTGATACGACATACAAAGTGCCATTCACAGTAACAGGCATAAGCAAATAAGCTATGGCGGCAACGATAAGAATCAGTAAAATTTTTATCATACAAAGTCCTTTTTATGAGTTTAAAATCTTTTAATCTAAGATTTTATTGGCCGCCCCTCAGCAGCATTAATCATACGAACCCACTCTGAAACACTATTATCATCTTGGGAGTAGAGCAATATAAGTGCCTTTTCCATGATTTTGAAAGCTACAGCCAAATCTCGTTCTTCTAATTCATTATCATGGCTGCCGTTATTGCCTAGCCATTTTATCGCTAAAAAATAGTCAATTATTTCAAGAAACTTAGGTTTTTTTTCTTCAATTCTCTTTAGTTCATTCAGCTTTTTATTTAAATATTTCCCGTTTATAACAATAGGAACCTCAGGCCACCTTTCTTTAAGTAGTATTTCAACTGTAACTCTGAGTACATTACAACTTGCAGGAATGTCACTCCAACATATAGAGAAAGCTCTTCTTAGAGAGTCCCTTACAGATTTTGGTGTACCAGCGGGAGGGTTAAATAACATTATCGAAGGAGAGAAAAATTGTGGAGTATATTCATTAATATACATCTCGCTAAAATCACCAATTGCTGGATCTCCACTGCAATAGTAGTTGTTGAAACCTGTGCCAGTGCTAAAAGTTTTACAATCACAATAATTACAATCGAAAAAACCACTATATTGTAGTCTTGGTTCACTGTCTGGATGCTTAGGTATTGTATCTTTACAAAGAAAATTTTCTTCCTTCGCCATCAATTTCCCAACATTACAATGCGGGCAATTCCAAGGAGTAAATCGTTCATTAAAAGTAAATTTGTTCCTAAAACGACTGCAGTAATATTTGAATCCTTCCAAAGCTGGATCTATTCGCTCCATGTTCCTCACCATTTGCGGCTCTTAAATTACTAAGATAATGGAACGAATTGCATATCCGTTGCAACTACTTCTATCGGCAAATCAAAACAGTCGCCTTTGCTTCCTCGCCACAAATGCAGCTCTTTGCTCTGCCACTATTTGACTAATCCGGCGTTCGGTTAGGCCATAGTCGCGGCTTAACTGCTCAAGATTATTGCCCTTAAACTCGCGCCAAATACGGATATCCCGCAGCGCATCCTTGAGGCGTTCGCCATTGGGGATGTAGATATCGCGGCCGCCTAGATAGGCGCTTAGGCTAGTGGCTAAGGCTTCACTGACATTATCCGCGTTATCAATATCGTATTGCTTTAGGGTTTGGCGCATCACATCACACAGGCTTTGCAGGGTTGAAGGCCAGCGGCGAATGAAATCCTCACGCTCATCGGGTTTAAGCGTGGCTAAGGTTTCGAGGGCTTGTTCCAGCTCGGCGGCACTGGTGGACAATAAATCCAATTGGTTTTCGGGAATACTAACCGCGTTTAGGATGCTCTTACTCATGGTCATGCCCCTCGTATTGCGCAACGATCACTTCATAGTTTGCGGGGCGTGTACCAGCTTCATTCATCTTTAGCCGCTCACCACGGACAATAATGCGCTCGATAAGTACGCGCTTATGCCAGTTTTTCAGGCTTTCAAGTACCTTGTAGGCTTGCTGTTCTGTCATCCAAGCGGTGGCATCCACGCCTTCACTTTTACTACGTAGCGTCATGCGACGCACATAGGCATCAAGCGCCGATTCACTGTTATCCTGGATAACTAAGTGGTGGCCCATAGTGATCCAAATGGCACGTATTTTATCTATGCTTGCCAATTTACTTTTACCCGCAGCAGGACTTAAACGGCGTTTAACCGCTGTTTTATTGTTGGTTGCCCCTTGTTTAGAGGCTATGGTTTTAAAGCCCTTTTGTTTAAACACTTCTAGCGCCTGTTCAAGCTCTGGCAAGTTCATTGCCCGCAAGGAATCTTTACCCGTGGCATTTTTCAGCATGGCGCGGTAGATGGCTTCATCGAGCTGTAATGATCCCTTAGCCACATTGATTAAAGTGATCAGGCGCTTCTTGTGTTGAGCGACTGGGTGCGCCTGCGTATTAATATGCACAGGGGCTTTTTGATTAGTTTCTAACATTCGTCATCCTCATCGGTTGTCGCACTGGATACTATCTTGATGGCTTTAGGCTGACTCTTAAGCTGCTGCCAATTCGGTGTTGCTGCATTTAAAAAGTTAACAGCCCAAAGCTCACTATCGGCGAGCAGTTCTGCCTTAGTTTTCCCCTTACGAACGGGCCTAACTGGGCAGTTCGCAATGGCATATTTGAGTAAGCGTTTAGCATAGGGTGTCATTCATCTTTACTCTTTGGTTAGCTGCTCATCAGTGCCTAATCACTACATTAGACAGACCTCGCTCCAAGCTATGGAGCGGGTTTCGCAGGGTTAACGCATTGCTGGCTTTGGCTCCAGCAGATCCAAATTATTGAGTGATTTCTCCATAAAAAAGGCGATCACAGCGCGGCGTTCGCCCGCAAACTCTTTGCTTAACTCCCTAAGTGCATTGAGCAGAGCGGCGCACATCATCAAGCAGTAATGCGGCCTTTCCGCCGCAAGGCCACTGAGTTCACTGCGTAGATTGTCAAAGCTAGCTTCAAGTAAGGTCGCTTGGCGCAATTGAAACGCCACCCGATCAAGCGCGGCTTGGTTGTCATCGAATAGGTGTTGAATGCCCGATTGTGTGCTGAGTGTCATGATGTGCTCCTTACCCACTCTAAAGGGTGCTGATATCCAGTGGTAGTTGGGTGTATTTGCCATTGGGCTGACGCTCATATAAGCGCAGATACTGGCTAGTGCCTGTGATTTGAATCGCGTCGGCTATAGCGTCCATGGCCCGTTTCCAGTTGGCATCGTCGATATCCAGCTGGCGCAGACTGAGCACTTGGTTAACGTCGATACGACCTTGTTGGTTTACCCGAAAGGCATGCTCAACCATGGCCATCAAGCGAGTATCCGCGCCACCGCTCCAGCTTTTAATGCAATCATCAATCAAGGTTTTAGCGGTTTGAATGCGTTCATCAAATACGCGGTGTTCACCTACAGCACGGCGCACTTGGTACTTGCCATCAAAGCTAGTAAGCAAAATATTGCCCTTACTGCCACCGACCTTAACGCCATATTCACTGGCCGATAGTTCGGCAAAGCCATCAATTTGTGCCATCGTCATCAGTTTGAAATTAAGCATCTGTTCACGCAGTTCTTTGGCTGAACCGACAATAGCCAGCACCACTTCATCGCGCAGTTTGTCCACGGGCTTAATACGATCTTCATGCACCAAATCGCCTACCGCGTTTTTGCGGTAGCCTGTAGGGATCTGTGGGTTAGTTTGTTGACTGGTCATGTTCTTACTCCTCATTCCAACGAACGGTTACGCCATGAAATTGCACCGCCATACAACGGCGACGAATGCCTTTTATGTTCTCGATAATCTCAACTGCCATGCGTTTAAAATCACGGCTTGGAACGTCAATTTGGATAACACCGCGATGCTGGCTAACGACCTTCATCCCACGAAGCCTTAAGGCGGCAATCACATTGATAGCTTTTGTTTGCATGTTATTTACCTTTCCATTTGTTATCCCAAAGGGCGCTATTTAGGCGGTTAGCCACCTTTTGCAATTCCCTTTCGAGTAGTTCGATATGCTGTAGTTGATCGCCCTGGGCGAGTCGGCGACAGAACGCGAGCTGTTCCTCTACGTTGTAACGACTGTCTGTCGCGGATTGCACATCGATCCTCTGTGTTACTGCCGACTGCTTTAACTGCGAATGTGGGCAGCCACCGCGACAGGCGCGATAGAGTCGGACGCGTTGTGGGTTGGTAGAGCTAAAAGGCCGTTCTTGATTGTCTTTGCAGGTATCAACGCTGATTTGTCCTGCAACGGGGCACTGTACGTGGTGACGTAAGTAGCGCCCTTCGACACGATTTTTAATGGTGTCGATATTGCCTTTGTATTTGTTCAGCAGGACCTGATTAAGCATGGTCGGACTGACACCTAGCTCTCTGGCAATCTGCGCTTGGCTGCTCTCACTGACTTTTAACTCAAGCACTTGGAACCAATTTTCCTTGTTCATAGCGCCTCTCTATAGGGATAAAACTTCGATTTGGTTGGTGCATAAATACCGTCATCGATTAGCTCTGGTGCTAAAGCGCCACAGTCAACGTTGAGGTGATAAATGACCATTTCCTCTTCGATAGCTCTGATGCGGATCAAGCCTGCCCGTTGCAGAGCATTGAGGTAACGCTTTACCGTTGAGCGCGCCACCCTAGCTGTGACCATGATTTCTTCAATCGAGAAATTGCGCATGATGCGGCAGCTGTTCCAGATCCGCTGATTCGCTTTAATCTTGGCGAACTGAGAGTGGTGCTTTAACGGGCTGTCATCGTTTAACCAGTAGCGGTTGGTCAGCCCTGTACGCCCTTTCCATTCGAGTGTTAAGCGCCCTTCTCGATACAAATCACGCAAAAAGCGATTCGCGAGGCACTTGGGCATTCCCGATGCATCGCCAACTTGTTCAGCACTAAAACTGACTTTTCGATTGCGACAGCAGCACATAAACAACCATGCGCTGTGCCTTAACGGGGTTGAACGTTTGACTTGTGCCATAACGCTTAACCCACAAGGCTTGGACGTCGAACACCATGGAATGGCTGTGCCCCCCAGTGTTCTGCTGTGACGTAATCAAGTTCGTTCATTTTGGCGAGACGTTCGATTTGATTAAGGCCAATGACAATGCGACGAGCCTCACCACTGCTGGCTTTACGCAGTTCATCAAGGAGTTCTGGTTCGACTTTGATGTCGTTGTCTAAGAGGGAATCGGCCATCACCATGACGTCATCTAAGTCGGCTGGTCGAAACTCAACCCACTCTGAAATACGGTTAAAGAACTGTTTGCGTGTGCTGATACGGCGGGCGATTTGGTCCATACCAATGAGGATCACAGGAACTTCGGTGTTGTCGTAGAGATCGCGCACGGTTTCAAGCATACGAACGTCTGACATGAGGTAGTCGGCTTCATCGATAAACAGCGGGCGTTCGTACATGCTCATTTGCTCAATAGTGAAATCGACCATCTTATTGATGCGCCACATGCCGCTCGATCCGAGTTCGCCGACAATGCGGTTCATAAGCGTACTGGCACTGTCTGTTGCCATGGCTCGAACATAGATACCGTTCACTTGGTTAAACAGATAAGTGGTTGCAGTTGTTTTACCAAAGCCACTTGGGCCATGGTACAAACCGAGACCTGGTACACCTATGCCTCGGGTACAAAGGTTGTCGAAGGCGTCTTGGGCTGTCAGGACATTTTTTACAGGTGCGATCACTGCTTTCATTTTGTATACTCCATTTGCTTTAGTTTTATGGCCTTCATGGCCGTTGTGGGTCATAAGTGCTCAGTTGGTCGCTCTGCGCTTATGGCCCATGATTTCATCAATGCGTTTTGCCCCTAACTTGTTGTGCTTTTTGTAATCCTTTAGGAATGCATCCTCCTTTGGCGTTAATTCACGGTTGAGAGATTCAGCGGCAAGCAAACGTGCCTTTTCGTGCTCATTACGCACTAAGGTTGCATGCTGTTGATTAATGGTGTTTTTACGTTCTTCAATCGCTTTACGCTTCTGGCGTAAATGCTCAATTTGTTGGTCGCTATATCCAGGTTTATTAGTTTTAACAAGCTGCTCTGCAGCCTCAGTTAATGCCATTAAGCTGGGGTTTTGGTGGGCTATTGGCTGGGTTGGAAACTCGACTAGTGACTTAGCCTGCTTGGCATAGTGTTCAATGACGGTTTGATGGATCTCACCTATGTTGAACGTTTTAGCGAGTTGCTTCATTTCGGCCCTGAAACTACGCAATGCCTTGGCTTCTTCTTTTTTGGTTTGACGATAAGCCGCAGGGCTGATCTCTTGACCTAAAAGACGGCTATCAACAGCTTCGATTCGGGTTTCCCAATTATTGATCGGGTATATAAACGCTCGAGCGACATCCGTTGGATCGAGGAATACTCGAACTCGTTGCCCTTTCCACTCATGCTCCAACATTTCCGGTGCCGTATAACGCAATCCTCCCGCTTTAATAAAGCCCTTAAGGATGGTGTACTCGCCAACGTGGTTAAGCAGGAGATCTAAGGCTTCTGGATGTTCGACTGACTGCACTTGATATTGAGCTGCGCGATAAACTTCATTGGGTGTTTTACCCTTTAAGCCATCGTGTGCGCGAAGGTGATAATAGGCATCAACCCAATTATCAAGAAGTTGCTGCAATTCCGGTTGCGTCATACGGAGATCGTAATCCGCTTTCTCGTTTTCTTTCTTGTTGCGCTCTTTAAGGCGTACCGCAAATTCTTTTCGAGCCTCGATAGCTTCGCGATCATTGACGTTATGGCCAATGTAGCCAGGCAGTAACTCAATGAGATCATGGCTGAGCGTCTTAAAGAAACGTTCGATAAAGGGCTTTTCCCAACCTGAGTATGGGTTAGCTCGGCTTTGTTCTAAGTCGAGTAAGTGATAGATGCTCGTGGTTCGCTGGCTGACATAATCGCTGCCGTTATCGGTACGCATTAAGCCGCCTTGGTTTGGAACTCCCCAAGCCAGTAAGGTCTTGCGCATTAAAAGGCAAATGCCTTCGCTTGATGAAGTAGGTGAAACAAGCAGTTTGACGCGACGTGTGAAGCAGTCGATCACCGCAATAATGGTGTGTCGCCCTTCTTTCAACATGGCATCGACTGGGGTTGAGTCAAATTCCCATACATCGTTTGGCGCAGCCATCCATGGATAGGTTTGCTCAACTGCAGTCCGGTATTTATCGTTGAATTTTTTAGGGTTTGTAGTGAATGTAAAAGCCGCTTGATTCTGGCTTATCCATTTATTCACCCAGCGGCGAATGCTGGAGATGCTTGGGATCTGCCAAGGCATGTCGGTTTTAATCGCATAGATCTCAGCTAGCTTTTTAAGCTGCTTTGCCTTGCCCGCCAGATGCGGTTTAGCGGTGATCAGCCCCTTTAGGAAGTCAGCTAAGTCGGGCTCGTCATTCAATAAACATGGACGCTCGACTTTGTATTTACCTGCGAGTGCGCTAACGCCCTCTTTTGTTAATACGTTTTCCCAACGGCGGATCGTGACAACTGAAACGCTGCTAATAACAGAGAATACCCACTCAGGTAGTGCAATCGAACGTTTGACATACGCTTCGCAGAATGCTTTTTCACCATCAACGAGCTTACGCACCTCAAGGTAAGGCATGCAGAATTTTGCCTTGGCATTGACGATAAGCATCTTTGCATCAGCCCGCTTTTGCGCTTTATCAGGTAGGTTTATAAACTGCTGAATGCTCTTGGCTTTTTCTGTTTGACTCACTGCAGGCATTTGCAGTTTGGCAACAGCAGAACCTGCACGCATAAGGGACGTTGGAGATGTTGCTATCTGCTCCGCTTCCTGTTTTGCCAGCTTCTGACG